TATAATATTCAAGTCTTCAACATCCTTGTAACTTTGGGAATGAAGACCACTTCTCTGTGGTGGGAGAGGTGAGTTGGTGGTATAATGGGGAGGGTTTTATACCCTCCTTTTTTTCTATTATAAATTACTATAAATCTCAATGCCTTATGAATTTCACTATCTACTCAAAAGAGGATTGCCCATATTGCTATAAAGTTAAACAAGTTCTTGAATTGACAGGAAATAGCTTTGTGGTTTATAATTTAGGAGAACATTTTACTAAAGAAGAATTCTATGCCGAGTTTGGTGAGGGTTCTACTTTCCCACAGGTCGTTTGTGATGACCAGAAATTAGGAGGATCCGTTGACACAATCAAATTCCTCAAGGAACAACAAATTATCAAGTCCTGACATAAATAAAAATGAAGACCACTTTAATCGTGGCGTTGAACTTATACTTAATGGAGGAAAAAGAAAGCAAACTCAACCGTTCCACATCATCTTTGAGAAGATGGTTTGCTTTCTGAATCGGGAAGTAACCATCTATTTTGAGTTTTCCTTTAAGTCAAGGAAAAGAAAAGTAGTTTCCCGAGGTAAAAGAAATGCTCGCAGTTAGTTTAGTTTTTGGTTCCTTTCTAACAGTATTGTTTCTTATAGTGGGAGTAATGGCAGGTTGGGTGGCAAGAGAATATATGATGAACTATCGGGAAATTCCAAAGTTACATCCAGAATTCTATGATCAGAATGGTAATGTAATTCCCGATGAAGTTTTAGCTATTTCATTTAATCCAGATTATTTTGACGACGAAAATTATGACAACGACGACGACGAAGACTAAGACCAAAACAACTCCCAAGACTGTTAAGGTCACTCCAATTCCAGAACTACCTACCAATCCTTTTGCTTTTGAGGTTCTAGACCTTGTATCAAAGCAAAGATCTAATGTTAAGAAGGTAGAAGTTCTCAAAAAATATGAGCACATTTCACTGAAGGTGATTCTGCTCTGGAACTTTGATGAGACTGTGATTTCAGTTCTTCCAGAGGGACCAGTTCCTTATTCTGGATATGCTGATCAGACTTCTTATAGTGGCAGTCTTTCTACGAAGATCACCGAAGAGATTCGTAGAATGCACGAGACTGGATCATTCTCTCTTGGAGCAACTGATAAGCAGGGACATACCACACTTCGTAGAGAGTATGTGAACCTGTATCACTTTGTTAAAGGTGGTAATGATGCTCTGAATAACATTCGTCGTGAGACAATGTTCATCAATATTCTAGAAGGACTTCATCCACTGGAATCAGAGATCCTTTGCCTGATCAAAGACAAGAAACTTTCGGACAAATATAACCTTACAAAAGAAGTTGTAATGGAGGCATATCCCGATATTCAGTGGGGCAATCGTTCGTGAGTCGTGAGGTAATTGAGAAAGAACAAAGTACAGAAAAGCATATGGATCATTGGACATCATCAGAAAAAGAAACCTGTAAGACTCGTTACGGTTGTGAGATTCTCGTTGAGAATGGTTCGTATGCCGAAGTCTGCACCAAAGAAGCACCTAGAGATGCTTATATCGTGAAGTATCTTGTAGATGATAGAGTTTGTTTTGATCTGACCAAAGGTAGCAGAAGCAAATTGTTTGATATGTATTGGGATAAGTTTCGTGAGAACTTGAAGAGCATTGACTTTGGATTCGGCACAATCAATCCAAAGACCTGGGGTTATCAAGCACCCAAAACCAAAAAGCGGAAGTGATTCCTAGGATCGGGGGAAAATTTCCCGGCAAAATTTTGAGTTCTTAAAGTTTTTTAAAAGTGTATCACATTTTACAAAAAAACTTGTATAAATTATCGTAACGAGGTATAATGCCTCTACGTTCATCTGGAAAACCAGACGGAAGTAAGCCGACTCGGAACGGATCGTTCATCTATGGAAGCAATCATTCTTACTTGTTTACAGGCACAATTAATGGCAGGAAGAGTTCTTAAACAGGACATTCCCAATCAAGCAAAGAATGATATTATTTGGGAGATCAAACAGATTTCTCCAAAAACTTGCCCCATAGACGCAAAAGCCGACTGAAGGAACGCTCTTTAACCTCAAAAACTAAGGAGAAAACCAATGAGTCGTGTAGTGTATAGAGGTGTTGAATACGATACCGAAAAGCGTATTGAATATCAACAGCAAATGCAACAACAATCCCAACAATACAACGAAACCTATCGTGGTGTTAAGTTTGTAAAGGAGGGGCATAAGTGAAAAAACTTAACTTCCTTCAAATCATTAAAGAGCAAAAGCAAAAAGAAGAGCGTCGTCATCAGGCACAACTAGCACAACTAGTTGGAGCAAAGTGATGGGACAAGTCATCATATCTTCAACTGCTGCGATTGCGTTGATGACCATATTACTGTCATCATACATTCAGTGGCTTTATAAGTAAATCACTGGGAGGGGCAACCCTCCTTTTTTTATAGGTATAAACTCGTAGGTATAAATTATTGTTAAGGAATCAACACAAAACACCTAGATAGTAGTAGAATATAGAGGTGAAGCGTATGAATGAAAACCCCTTTGTTATGTTATTCTATGTGCATGGAGGTTATTATGCACAACCTAATCTCTTACAATCAACTAGCTGGATGGGAACACTTTGAGGAGACAGTAGAACGATCTAATGAACAGAACGACTTAGTTAATGATTATTTTAATTGTTTGATTGAGTGTGATGATGAAAAACAAACTTGTAAAAGAATTTGTAGGGAGTTGTTAAGCAAGTCATAATGAAACGGGGGGGTTGACTGCCCCTCTTTTTTTATGGTAAAATGCCTAAAGAGAATAGTAACTTATGGACAGAGACAAACTCAAACTCATCGTCCGTAATCTAGAACTTCTTGTAGATTCTCTCAAAGCAGAAGTGTACTCTGATGTTTCTGCTTACAAGGCACCAGAGAAAACAACAGAACGATTTGTAGATTACGACGAACTTTATGACGATGACGATGGATACGCAGACTAAAAAAGCAAAAGAACTGCTAAAATTAATGAAGCGATTAGTCGCTCAAAATCATATGTATTCCGAAGAAGAACTTCACGAAATGAAAAAAAGACTTCGTGAAGCAGAGGAAGAAATCGCTAAACTAGAAGCACATACATCAAAAGGATTTGGAAAGAAATGACAGTAAAACTCATCAGTGTGACTCCCGATGCAGAACAAACAATGGCCTATGTTGCGAGAGTTTCTAATCCAGCAAATCAGGATTCTGAAAACTATGCAGGTCTGTTACGTTATTGTATTAAGCACAATCATTGGTCTGTTTTTGAGCAGGCATTTATGACTCTTGAGATTGAAACAAATCGTGGTATCGCGGCTCAAATATTAAGGCACCGTAGTTTTACATTTCAAGAGTTTTCCCAGCGTTATGCTGATACAAATCTGATTACTGAAAATATTCCTGTTCCAGATCTTCGTCGTCAAGATACTAAGAATCGTCAGAATTCTACTGATGATCTTGGTGACTATGTAAAACTTAAATTTCAAGCAGAAATTGCTGAACTATTTGCCCACTCTAACAACCTCTACAAGCGTCTTCTGGAGGCAGGAGTCGCAAAGGAGTGTGCTCGGTTTGTACTGCCCTTAGCGACGCCCACACGCATCTATATGAGTGGATCTTGCCGCAACTGGATTCATTACATTCAACTTAGAGAAAAAAATGGCACCCAGAAAGAGCATATGGACATTGCTCTGGAATGTAAGAAGGTGTTTTCCGAACAATTCCCAACAGTCGCAGAAGCCCTTGAGTGGGTCTAAATATTTTTATCTTGAATTCGTAACTTTATGGCGACATACCCCGTTATTCATAAGACCACTGGTGAACAGAAAGAAGTGAATATGAGTGTTCACGACTGGTCTCAGTGGAAGTTAGATAATCCAGACTGGGATAGGGATTGGAGTGATCCATCTACCTGTCCTGGTTCTGGTGAGGTTGGTGAGTGGAAAGATAGACTCATCAATCGCAATCCTGGATGGAATGATGTTCTTCACAAGGCATCCAAAGCACCTGGCTCTTACGTAAAGAAAATCTAATGGCAAGAAGAAAAAGAGGAAATGTAGAGCAACCAATCGGCGTTGGTCTGACGGCAAAACAGATGAAGAGGAGAAAACCTCTGAGTTCTGACTATTTGGTTGATATTGATCCACTTACAGACAATCAAAAGCGTCTTTTTGAATCATATGCGGCAGGTAAACACTTAGTTGCTTATGGTTGTGCTGGAACTGGTAAGACTTTCATTACACTCTACAATGCTCTTGCAGATGTTTTGGATGAATCAACACCTTATGAGAAAATCTATCTGGTTCGCTCATTAGTTGCTACAAGAGAAATTGGATTCTTGCCTGGTTCTCACGAAGATAAGGCAGATATTTACCAGATTCCTTATAAGAATATGGTGAAGTATATGTTCCAGATGCCTTCTGATGCTGACTTTGAGATGCTCTATGGAAATCTTAAGTCACAAGAAACCATTAAGTTCTGGAGTACTTCATTCCTAAGAGGCACTACGCTTGATAATGCTATCATTATTGTTGATGAGTTCCAAAACCTAAACTTCCACGAACTTGATTCAATCATTACTCGTGTTGGTGAGAATACCAAGATTTGTTTCTGTGGCGATGCTTCTCAGTCTGATCTACAAAAAACAAATGAGCGTAATGGTATTGTAGATTTTATG